GTAAGGATTACACTCACACGCCCATACATCATAGTCTATCGCATTTCCTACGAATTGCCAACCTGCGCCATAGCAATCACTATGAACAAGTATTTCCATTAGGGTATCTTTGAACTTTCCCATTAGTAATACCAATCCTCTCCAAGAGCCTTTTCAGCACACCAATCAGTATAGTGCTTATCGCACATAGTTTCAACACTAGCGTCTATCGTGTTGATATTATTTTTTGTAGCGTAACAAATATTACACATAAGTTGTCCTTTCGTTATATCTTTATCCTATCAGATACGACCGACAAAATCCAATTAGACGCCCTTAATCTGGACAATCTGGAGTGTGATCTTAACCACATAATCGCCCTGTGGATAAACCTGTGGAAAACGCCTCGGGTTTTTAGAACAAATGTTCGGACAGTTTTAAATCGTGTCCAGGATTTTTATTTATTAGTTTAAAACTAAACCAATTTCATCAATGCCGCAAGCCTTTTCAAATCTTGCGAAATCAAAATTATCATTATCAGATTTAAACCACTCAGCAAAAGTATCTACTAAATCCTCATAAGTAGTTTGTGGAATTTCATCTACAAAACTTTTAAGAATATTTGCGGTTTGTATGTAGTCTTTTCTAGTCATTAGTTTGCCACCTTTAGCGTTGCGTAAGAATTGCCTGCGTTTAATTCATCAATAATTGGTTTTAGTGCAGGCGCAACTAAATCTTTTAGCATACTTTCTAGCATAGCCGTTTGCATTTCTTGCGGTAAAGAAAGTATGCGTTGTGCGGTTTCATTAGTTTCATCTAATTCAGTTACGAATTTTAGTGAGTGTGTAATTGTTTTCATTAGTTAGCCTCTCCGCTAGTAAATAAAGTTCCTAGTGCAAAATCATTACACTCGCATTTTTCCACATTGTAGTCAAGGTCATTACCCCAAAAAATAAGACCTTGCCCATTACACTCATCACAATCAAAAGCCATTACAGAGTTTATCATTATAGAGAAGCCTTTCCTCTAAGTGTGCCACGAACGCCTAAGACATCGCAAGCAATTTTTACTGATACGCCAACAGGTAATTGGTTTGGGTAAGTGTTTATGAATTGAGCAACCGCACCTTGAGAAGGTAGGGTGATATTTTTTACAGCACCATTAAAGGTTTCTAGTTTTACAGTATAAGTCATTTCTGACCACCTTTCGTTTGTTTGTTTATTGTTGTAAGTTTAACAGATTTAGCAGACATTATCAAATCCAAAATCGGACATTTAGGACATTGGGGGTGTGAGATACCTCACAAAGCCCCTTCCTGAAATAAGCCTAGTTCTAACTCTAGGAGAGTTTCTGCGGGAATATCTGAAAGATCCAGCCACCCAGCACCCTCAGAGTTCATGGTGAAAACCTCTATGTATCCCATTACTCACCAACCTTCACCGCAATTGTGCGATATTTATAAGAGCCGTTAGAATAAACAGAAACCAAATAAGGTTCAGTATTTTCTCCATACCAAATTGGTTGAGGAGATTTCTCTGCTGAGATAATTTCTCCACGCAAAGTTTTAGAGTTATAAGTTTTTCCCACTAGGAGATTTTCTATTGTGTATAAGTTAGCCATTGTTAGCCACTTCCTTTCGTTATTTTCTTACTCCGTAAGTCTATCAGAATTAGCAGACAAAATCAAATCGCCACGCCGTAAATCTCAGAATATGGACAGGTTTTTCTGTGATCTTAAACACATCGTACTTAAAGCGACACGCCGTCTGCGCCGAGTCAACTCGGGTTTTTTATTGCAATTTATTTTTATGTTTTATTTTTCTTGAATAATTTTTCTTTGATGGAATTGCAGTCGCAGCATTACTACGACGCAACTCTTGAATGCGAATTATTTTATTTTTTATTTCTTTTATCATTTATTTTCCATAACTGATTTGATAATTTCTAATTGTTCAATTGTGAGAAGTGCAGAAGCACTACCCCACATTTTAGGATAATTATTTTCTGTTAATTCTTTAATTTCTTTTAACAGATTATTTTTAATTTCAAAGTCATTCATTATTTATATTCCCCTTTCAGGATAAGTTCATCTAACCTTTTGGCTAGAGGGTCTATTTCTTCATCTGAGAGATAGTTTTCTAATTCTAATTGTTTAACAAAGTCTATCATTTAGACACCTGCCAAGATGTCCACATTGGTAGACGTTCAGGGTCAGTATCGTTATACCAACGCTCAATATTATTTTCGCAAACTTCACAAAAAGTGAATTGCTCATCATTAACGTCTGAGATAGCAGACTTATTTGGAACGTGTGTTTTACACACTTGGATTATTACATTTGAGTTCATTAGAACTCCTTTCTAGTTTGAGAACCTTTCTCAACTTTCTTTATACTAGAAGTATAACAGCGACCACTGACATTTACTGACCAGTAACCAGGACAAAACGGACATATGGGATTGTGATGTATATCATGTGGATAACTCACGCTCAATTCTTAGTGTGATGTGCGTCATGTGGATAGTCTACAACGAGGTCTGGCGTGTCGTGCCCCGAGCCAATGTCCGATTTGTCTTGATTGTCTTGTGGTGTAACTCACATGCGACACGCCGTGTTAGGACTTGACTTTTAGGATTATCTATGATAGGATACTCCTATAAATAAATAAAGAAAGATAGTCTCAATGAGCCTACCAAATAAACCTCAACAAGAGGGTGAGCGTAGCGAATAAGTGGGGTATATCACACCACGACACTAGGGAAATACCCCCAAAATGTCAGTAGTATCTGATAGGATACTAGTATCAAGGTTAATCAAGGTGATTAACTTAGTAAAAAGAAAGGTAGTTAAAATGACTACACTAAATACAATAACATTAGAGCCTAACCATGTTATGGCTTCATCTAATACAGGAAGCCCTATGGTCTTTCGCAATACAGTAGGCAACTACATTAGCCGCAAGGCATACTTAGAAATGCTTGCTACTAAGCAAGGTGTGGTATCACACCGCTATCTATCACCTAACGAAAGCCGTTGGGTTATGAATAACATGAAGGAGTCTAACTAATGACTATCACTTACTCACTATGGCAGGGTGGCAATTTGCTATCCGTAGGCAATAAGGCTAGCAAGCCTGAAGAAATCTTAGCGGTTATCGCTGAATTAAATAAACTAGGTAAGGGTTTCACTTACAACATTAGAGAAGTAGAGGTTAAATAGTTATGGAGTTTTATATTAACTTAGACTTTATTAGTATCTATGCTGATAGCATAGGACTACAAGTAGAGTTACCTACATGGTTACTCGTTGGCTCTATCGCATTAGTTTATTCTATTAGACTAATTAGAAACGATAAGTAGTGGCTGAGTATTCTGCTGAGCAACTGAGAAGGCAAGCCCACCTAGAAAATGGTGGGACACTTGCTAACTATGATAGGGCACACTATACAGAGTCAGAGTAGTGTGCTCACTATTTTTTTTTATTTTTTATTTTTAAAATCACATATCATACATCTAAGAAAAATATTCAGATTTTTGTAAAATGAAAATTTTTTCAGATTTTATAGTCAGAAGATGCTTCTGGATAGGAGCCACTATCTTCCAGAACGAATCCGTTTTCTCTATCAAATAAGTTATAATCCATAGAGATAATCTTAAACTGTTCACCAATTGCCAGCAGCACTGAAGGTAGATTTAATTCTCCGCAGGTATACAAATCAAACTGCATTAACCCTGGATCCGCTTCATCCCATATATGAAACGCTATATGGCTAGTCTCAATCATTACAATAGCCGTTAGGCCCCGATTGCCTGGTTTGTCAACATAAGAAGCAAAAGGTCCTTTAATAATTTTCATATCTATGCGATCAACTAATTTCTCTAAGAAGGCCATTGCCTGACCCTCAGTCTTCATAGGCTTCTCAACTCTGGCATTAATCAATAAGTGTTTGTGAAATAACATACTTCCCCCATCTTTGTCTATTAAGTATACAGCATTAGGGTATAATTTATCTATGTCATTCTTAGATAACCTTGAGGCAACTTTGTTCCCAGAAGAAGCGGGTAACGGAGAAATTATTCAAGACGAAATACCATTTGAAATAGAAGAACGTTTAAATAAAGAAGCAATAGAAAAATATAACGAACGTTTAAAGTACATGGAGGAACATGGAATCTAAATATCCTGACTCATGGAATAGACATACTCCAAAAGGGATGAACATCCTAAGCGAAACAACTAAGTCAGCAAAATGTTGTGATACCTGTGAGTGTGGTCAGACTGAAGAAGAAAAGTTTAATAAATTAATGGAAACTCAAACTTCGTTTGAAGAATAGTTAAAACTTGTAAGGTTCTTCATCAACCAAGTTTTTCTTTATTTCAGTTAAAATTTTTTCTCTATATCCAACATTTTTGAATCTTTCATATCTTTTAGATAGGCTGTCTCCAAGTCCAAAAATAGAAGAAGACCATGTACTTGCATTTGAATAACGGAATAGTGTTTCAGTAACGTTAAATCTTTTTAATATAACAGGTCTGTCTGTTTGAAACTCAACATAAAAAAGTGGCTCATTTTCTTCAAGATGTATTTCTCCTTTATTTTTCCAAAGTTGAACTTCAAAGTTAAAAGGGCGAAACCATTCTCCAATATTAAATTGGCCAGGGATTGCTGATGCATATTTTGTATACCTAGGTTCATGAAACATTGGTGGTGTAAAGTAAGCCTCAACTGACTCTTCAGCAAAAAACATATAATTTAAACTGTAAGAAACTGTTGATCCAAAAGTTACGCTTGACTGTCTTATTTTTTGTAATTCAATGCAAAGATCTGTAATTGGATTTAGATATTGTTTATTATCTGTAAAATCATATTCATGAGATGAGTTTGTTGCACTTCTTATAACTAAGGTTTTTTTAAGTTTATCTGCAAATGCTGGACATGTAAAAAAAGAACGACCTACGTTTTCTTTATCTTTATTTTTATATAATTCTGAAAACAAGGTTTTAGGTTTAGGATATAAAAACGACCAATCACTCATCATCTGTGTTATTGGATAGTATGGAGACCAATAAATGGTTATTGGATTATTATTTTTTTTCATATACTTTAGTATACCCTACTAACTACTATTTGACAAATACGACATTTCTCTGTAGCCATAAACCTCACAAGATCTCCAATTTTGTCGGGGAACCAATAAGCGACTCATTAACACTGGTCCATAATTGTGACGACATACTAGTATTAATTCTAGCAGATAAACCAATAGACTCCATAACGTAGTTATATCCCCCAGACTTGGTTTGAACTTTGTTCCAAGCCCCATTATTATATATCAAGGTTTGAGAATCAAATATAAACAAATAATAAGTTTTAACCTCATTTTCGGCGGGGACAGAAGACCAATCCTGGTCGGCTTTAGCAAGACACACATAATACTTAGCACTATTATCCACTACGCTAGATATCATGGCATCTAAGGTTTGATATTTTCCTAGCCTGGATCCAGAGAAGGTTAGTGTGTTATTTGCGTATACTCCAGACTTGATAGAGAAACTCTCGCCTGACTCTAAAGACATGTCTACGCTGATGCTATGGCTTCTATTAGGCTGCCAGTCGTTTATCAAACCATTCTCTGTGAAAGTGTTGGCGATAAGTTCTTCTAGAAATTCGCTGGTACAAGGAAGTCTATAAACACTGTGATGTATTTTTAATTTACTTGTCAAACCTTCAATTAGGATTTGCTTAATGTTATCTAGCACAATCCATTATATCCTATATCGGGATATTAAGCAAACATAGATATTACATCCAGTTAGACATTAGTGTGTGTGTCACACATGTTATGTCTTATAGTGGTTTGGTATTTCTATTTTCGGCTTTGTTAATTCCCGCCGAAATTTAATCTCATATGATGATATAATTTGTTTACAATGATGACAGTAGAAGACTGGGCGCGATTAATACTTACAATTCTTTCAATACTTGGTATTGTCGGTGGAGGAATTCGTTGGCTCGTAAAGCATTATTTAAACGAACTTAAGCCGAATTCAGGATCCAGTTTAAAAGACTCCGTTAATCGCTTAGAGGAAAAGACTGACAAATTATTTGACCTTTTGCTTGAACATCTTAAAGATCATTCTAAAAAATAATTTACTATATATTATATATAAAAGATATTTTAAAAACTTTACTTGCTAGTTATTCTTTTTCTTTATATTTTTAAGTATACACTATCAATACCCTGGATTTTACAGTTTATACAGCAGCCAACATAACTATTTGATAACAATTATTTTTATTGCCTGGTTTATAACGTTTTGTTACAATTTATACTGTTTATAACGTTTTGTTATAATATGTCCTATTTGTCCTAATACAATGTTATAATTTTTACGCTGGCACCTAGATTCTAACCCCCACCCCACTGCGTCTAGGTGTCCAGTTTTATTTAATGGTATAATCAATTATCATGTGTGCTCCTACAATAGAAAAATATGGCGCCTCGCCAGCAAATATCCAATGGACAGTAGTCCGTGGAGACACAGCAACCCTGCTTGTAGAGTTTTTAGAGGACGATGAAATAACTGCCTTTGATTGCTCCGACTGGACCTTTAGAGCAACTGCCTACGATCCAATGGGAAATGTATTAGATAACTTAACTGTAACTGTTGATGATAATGAGGCAACAATTACTGCTCCCGCATCAGTCACAGAGGACTGGGGGACAGGATATAATCAGGTAGCAGCAGAGTTAAGATTTGACCTTGAGGTAATTATAGAAGGTGGTAGCGGACCAAATGCAGACACAGTTTGGACTCCAGTTATAGGAACCATATGTGTTTTAAGTGATATGACGCCAGGTTTATAATGCCAATAGTAAAAGTTTCAAACCCTACACCACTTCTCCCGCCAGTAATAAAAATTGGCAAAAAAATATTTAAAACTAAAATAAAGTAGTTAGGATAAGTCATGGCTAAAAGCATGGACTTTCCTCAAAAGAAAAAATATTTAGAAACAATCCAAGAAGTTAGAACGACTGAGTATATTGCCGTTCCTGGAATTACTGGAGAAAAAGGTGATGTAGGGCCAGCAGGTCCACAAGGAGAACGCGGACCAAAGGGCGACAAAGGTGACAAAGGTGATATTGGTAGGACTGGGCCACAAGGAGAGCGTGGAGAGCCAGGAAGGGCAGGGGATGGATACGATAGCCCATCTGGTCAGTATCCTGGTTGGGCCTATTATGCAAATAAAAGTACGCAAGAATATAGGTTAGGTCCAGAAAGAGGAGAAGATGGTTGGGTAAGTTTTTTCTTAGATATAGACGAATCAAAAACCATTCAAACTTATTTACCAAATAATTCTGTTTCTTTACTAAATACAACAGCAAATAATATAAATTTAAAAACCTTAAAAGTTGGGGCTAAGGTAGAAATTAGATATGATTTTTCTTTAGAAACCTACACTCCAAATACAGAGGTTTGGATTAGAACTCTTTTACGAGACGAGGATCTTTCTCCAACTGGATACGTTGGTTTGGTTAAGTATCAGTACTCATATGATATCTCATATTGTCAAACCATCTTTATCAATAGCGACAAAATTAAAAACTATGGAGGACAACCTCAAATCAGAACTGACAATGAAAGTTCTTTTATTCTAAAAGGCATCTATGTGTCAGTGTCTTAGTGGTATAATTAAGCAGGAGGACTAATGGCATTTCCAGGCACATATAATTTTAATTACTACCGTGGTGATAGGTATGAATTTGTAATCCGTCCAAAAACTGCAAACGGTGGGGCTTTTGATTTAACAGGCTACAGCGCAAACTTTTTTGTTGCTAATGCAAGAGGAGAAGGTAAAACTCAGTATGAAATGCAGGCTATTGTTGATGGATCTGCAGATACTGTAACTTGTACAATTTTGCCAGGCGCAGGAGAAGAACTAACTGCTGGAAACTATGTCTATGATGTTCAAATAGACTCTGGTGCGACATTAGTCTATACACTTTTAACGGGTACTGTAACAGTAACAGATGATATTTCTGGAGCAGATGATTCATAATGGTTGACGTATTACTTAATACCGATGATGTTGTTGTTATAGGACCACCAGAGTCAATTGATCTATTAGTTGATATTGGACCACAAGGAGTTCGTGGTAGCAAATTTATTGTTGGTTCTGGAGAACCCAATGCACTAACAGCAAGTGGTATTTTATTTGGAAATACTTTAATTTTAAATGATATGTATATTAATACCGCCCCAGGAGAAAATTATGGATATATGTATCAATATATTTCTCAGGCTGGTGCAAATACTTGGGTTCAGGTTTTAAAAGTAAGTCCAGCAATCTATTCGGCTGTAGAAACAATTTCTTTTACATCTGGTGCAGCATCAATTACGATCCCAATATCAAATATAGTAACAGTTAGTGGCTCACCACTTACCGCTTCAAATTTCAATATTCAATTCAGAATTGAAGGAGCAAATCCAATTGCATCAGCAATGGAGATTCCTGCTTTAGCGGGGGCTGGAACAAACTTAGTAATAAATTTTGACGCAGTTCAATATAGCGGTGGTACTTGGTCAGCACTTACTGGAAGTAAGATTGTACATCTATTCATATCTATAGTTTGATATAAAAATGGTATAATCTTTATAGAGGTGACCACATGGCTGTAGAAAATATAGGAAACTTAGTACCAACTAAAATTCCAGCATTAAGTGATGATGCTAACATTCAAGATGCTTTAAAGGCATATCATTATGGGTCGTATGATTTTGACACGGCAGAAACTAATACAGCAAATCTTTTAAATCCATCTATTGCTTATAGCATTACTAATTTACAAACTCAAATTACCACAAAGGCTGCCCTAGAAGTTTCAGCAAGGGATATTTCAAGAGCAAGTACGACTGCACCAACTGCAGCAGCATTTACAGCATTTTCTAATACCATACCAAATGGATATGTTTGGTTAGACACGGATTCATCAGCAGGTGTTGGATACTACTCGGCAACTTCTGCATATACAACAACTGCTCCATCAACAAATTTAGCAAATGGTCTTATTTGGATTAAAAAAGGTTCAAGCCCACTTGAAATGTATGTTTATAATGGCGACACTAGCACATTTGATCAGGTGGTCTAATGCCTACGGTATTTGATTCAGACGGTAAAGCAGCCTACGTATACAATGTAGCAGATGATACCTGGTATCAAGTTTCTGGTAAAACGGATATCTCTGGAACATTTGAATGGACTGGACTTCATACTCACTTATCTAATTTAACTGCTACAGAAAATTTTACAGCAAAAAAAGGAACAAATAATTTTCTTAATCCATCAGCGAGGGATGCAGCAATCACATCTCCAGTGGCGGGAACAGTATGCTTAATAAGGCAAAATTCTGGTGGTACAACAATTAATGAAATTCAATACTACGATGGCAGCAGTTGGCGTACTCTAATTCCTAGTCAAACAGGAAACGCAGGGAAAGTTTTACAAACAGATGGTATAATAACATCATGGCAAAGTGCACCAGACTCAACGGTAACAAGCCTGTTATTTATGGGAGGATAATAAATGCCAACAACTTATAAAGTACTTGGTCAACTAGCACCTGCTGCAGTAACATTATCAACAGCATACACGGTTCCATCATCTACTTCAGCAGTGGTTTCAACAATAACCGCTGCTAACAGATCAAGTGCTGTAGACACTATTAGAATTGCAGTTCGGCCAACAGGAGAAAGTATTGCTAACAAACACTACATTACATATGATGAACAATTAGGTGGAAATGTTACTGCTGGATACACAATCGGTATTTCTTTAGCAACAACAGACGTCATTTCTGTTTATTCAACAAATGGCACAACATCTTTTAATATTTTTGGATCGGAGATTGCATAATGGCTATTAACAAATTTTCAGTTGCACCTGGAGCATTGCCTACATTAAGATATAATTTCACATCATCAGGAACATTAACTGTTCCCGCTGGCGTTAACTATATGTATATTCTGGCTGCTGGTGGCGGTGGCAACGCATCCACTGGTGGATTTGGTTTTTATGGAAATTTCGCAGCAGGTTCTGCTGGTGGCGGTTCTGGTGGAGTAGCACAGGGTTGGGTTCGTGTTGTACCAGGCGAGACTTTAACATACACAATTGCAGCATCACAAGGAGTAACAACCATCTCATCTGCTGGAGATTTTCCATTTAGATTTCAAGGCAATGCTGGAGGTAATGGATCTACTAGTGGTGAAGGTGGCCAAACAGTAGGAACAGCAGGAACTGCATCAATCTCTGCACAAGCATTACAGTTTGTAAATGCTGGACTAGGAACACTTCCAACAACAACAATAGGACTTGGAACTGCACCACACTACTCTGGCGCAGGTAACGGTACCGCTGGGCTTGCTGGAGGCGGAATTGCTACTGGTACTGGAGGAACAGGTCTTGCTGGAGTCCCAACTGCTCAAGGAGGTGCTGGAATTTCAGAAATTGCAACTACTATAAATGGTGGAGTAGGTGGCGGTGGCGGTGGCGGTACATGCCCTACTAATGGTGCGACAGTTGGCGTTGGTGGCGCTGGTGCCGTCAGAATTTACTATTAGGAGAATAAAAAATGAAAATATTTGCAATAATAAAAGATACCGTGGTTGTTAATAAAATCATTGCTGATTCAAAAGAATTAGCAGAAACTCTTACTGGACTGTTGGGTGTAGAAATAGAAGATCCACGAGTTTGTGAAATAGGCTCATCATATGTAAATAATGAGTTTAGAGATCCAGCCCCGTATGCTTCTTGGACATATAGCGAAGAATTAAATGAATGGGTTGCTCCAGTAGCAAAACCAGAAGATGAAAACTTCTATGTTTGGTCAGAAGCAGATTTAAACTGGACAAGGGTAACAGAGTAATATATCTTTATAAATAAAAAATACCCCCAAGGCATTTAGCCAAGGGGGTTATTTTTTTTATTAAATTATTGTTTACATGGATACTTGTTGTACCATTCTTGATACCTTTTTCCATTGATGGAACTCCATGCAGACCAGTCTTTTCCACCCTTGGTCATGTGAAGAGCAATTTGTGCGTTGACTACTGGGTTTAATAACTCAGCATTTGAGTCTAACTCAAACTTTTCTCTACGATCTGACCCTAATTCTCCAAGCATATTTATTTGAAATACACCATAAGAACTATCTCCAGTTTTTACATTACCGTTGAAAGCAAGAGGACGACCATTAGACTCTGCCTTTGCAATAGCACAAGCAGACCTTAAAGTCTTTCCCTCAAACCCTACATGACGTAACATATCCACCAGTTGCTCATCAGTTAAATTATGAGCATTTTCATACTTTTCTAATTTTTTCTCTTTAGAAACCAAAAAGGCCACCTTTTGGGTGGCAGACTTAACGGACTCTTTAATTAGTAAGTTGTTTTCGTTCGTTGCATTTGCAGCCCCTGAAAAAACAGTACCACAAATAACCAACGACAATACCCCTAGCCAAACATTTGCTTCTCTCATTGTAAAATACCTCCTAGAGAACAAATGCTACCAAGTAGGTAGCATGTATTAATTATAACACGAATTTGGCAATAGAGTCAAGTTTGAGTAATAAAATATAAAAATATTTTAAATATCATATTAGTTGATGGTATAATGATATAACTATGGCCGCCTTATATAGAAATACCGATGAATCTGCAATGTCGCCTCAGCCAACGGCTCCTGCAACATATAATCTTGGCAATATACCACCACTTGTAAATTGGACGGTAGTCGTAGGAGATAGTGCTTCTTTTAGAATTTATGTAGAAGATGATCTTGGAAATGAATTAGATTATACAAATGATGAAAGCGGAGATATTACTGGCTGGGATATAAAAGCAGATTTTAGAAGGTATTCAGACAATGTCGGAACCGACTTAGTATTTAGTATAACTCCATATGCAACAGTCTTTGATGATCCAGGAGAATTCACAGTAACCATATCACCAGAACAATCTAAACAACTAAAAACTGGCGACGTATTTGATGTTCAACTATCTGACGCTACTCGTGTTTGGACGGTATGTCAAGGTGAAATGATCATGATAGGCGAAGTTACAGATCAGAGTTAATAAATGGCTACCACAAGAATTAGCAATATATCAAACCCCATTTCTATCCAAGACATAAAACCAACAAAAACCCTCTCTAATATAAAACCCTTTAACTCAACAGCATCTAATGTTGCTTTAGGTACAGTTCTTGCTATTGCTACATTAACCAATACCGTCGCAGTTTCTGATTTAAAACCAATACCGTCAAATTTTCAAAAAGTAGACTATGCAAAAGTTATTACGCCATCATCGGTTTTACCTTTTAGACTTACAATTACAAACATTGGTATTGAAGGATACGATCCAGCAAATCCTCCTGGAATTGGTATTCAGATAATTGGTTTTTCTAACTATATACTTTAACATAATGATATAATGGCCCTATGGCAAAGATATCAACCACCAACGTAAAGGCTCTGTTTCAAACAGGCGATAGACCAACACAAGAAAACTATATAGATTTAATTGATAGTACTTCTGCTAGGTCTACCGATCTTGGATCAGATGGCAATAACGAGTTAACAATTAATGGAATTGAGAACTCAACAGTGTTTGATAACTTTACCGCAAGCGAGTGGAGATCAATGAAATATATGATCTCACTAAAATATGTAGCAGGCGGAGCAAACAAATACGCTGTTACAGAATTAACAGTATTGAATGATGGATCAGATGTATCTGTTAGTCAATATGGCACTATTGAAAATGATGGGAATATTGGCACCATCTCTGTTTCAAAGGCTGGAGACACAGTTTCATTAACTGTGGTTCCTGTGGGGGGAAGTACACCTATAACTCTACGCTATTTGCGTATGGGATTAAAGGCCTAACCAAGGAGATAAAAGATGGCAACCGTAACAAAAGATTTTAGAGTAAAATCGGGACTGATAGTTGAGGG